TACCCACAACTCGCTCTTGAAAGAGCCGTGACGCTCTTATAGCGATGTAGCGTCTAGCTACTTCAGGTAGTGTTTCAAAATCTAGTAGCACTATAACGTCTAACTTAAGAGACTGTGCTATGTTAAATGTGTGGTTAACTTTATCGTACATTTTGTTACCACGTTGGACATACTCATTTTTAGAGCTTCTAAACTTTGTTACAGAATTAGCTAAGTCTGCTCTTACTATCTCTGAAGGAAGTACGACATTACCTTCGGAGTCGGCAGCTACTGTGTAATCCGGCTCAGAGTTAAAATTCCAGCCTGTAGACTGAACATCTCGTGAAACTTCATTGAGAATTGTTTCAGCAGTTTCAGCATCTACCAGCCCTGAGCTAAGACTGTTTACTGGTGCTTCACCAATAGTGGAGAGCATGGAATTAACTGCTTCCAATTTAGTTGTTGGAGTTGTTGACATAGTTACCTCAATGAAAAAAAATAGAGAGAAGCACCCCCGAAGGGATGCTCTCAGAGTATAAAACTATACTAATGAAATAGCAGCTTTACCACGTAGGACGTTGTGACCCATCGCGTATTTAGCAACCATTAATGTACCTTGACGATCAATCTGGTACTCAGACTCAACACCAAGATCAAGTAGCTTAACTGTAGCCGCTGCATCTTTAGTGAAGATTAAACCTTTCACAGCAGATGTAGGGTCATAAGCAGGGCGACCTGAACCACCAACGTTTGCAGCTAGTGGAGTTGGAGTTGTAGCAGTAGTTCCAGCAGGTAAGTGGTTAGACATGAAAATCTTAACACCACCGATTGTTGGGACATTACCACCAGCAACACTACCGTTACCACCGAAGTCTCGGTTCATTGCAGTAGTATCAGTACCCATTAATGCGTAGTAAGTAGCAGGGTTAAGTACACAATACTTCTCGCCAGTTACATCATGAGCATCGAAAGTTTCAAGTGCTTTGATAACACCATCTACAATCTCTTGACCGTTTACAGTTGAATCAGAGTCAGCACCGTCTAATGCAATCTTACCAGCAGCACCGCCAGTAAAGTCACTGTTTGCCCAATAACCAGCTAAGTCACCACCAGAAGTAGTTTCTGAAGCTTGTTGGATTGTAGCAAAGATGTTCTTATCAGCAGCGTTAGCTAGAGCATTACCCATTTCTTTAGAGTAAGTGCTTCGCACATCGTAGTGGTTCATTGCTTCGTCAATCTTAGGAATGAACACTGCACTTAGCAATAAGTCATCAACAGTTACTGTTACTTCACTGTGGTTCACAGAGTCACCTAAGATGGTTTCACCAGCTTTCTGGTAACCTGCACTCGCAGTACCGATTGTTGGGAATTGAGCACTCTTGCCGTTCTTAATTGTACGGGTTCTGTGCAAGGGCATAGCGATGTTTCGTTCTTCAAAAGAAGTTAAAACTTCACCAGCAAATTGTTTTAAGAATAGGTTACGTGAATCGTTAGCTACGCCAACTTTTGAACCTAATCGAGATACATTGCCTACGTCTGTAGGACTTCCACTGTTCCAAGCCATTATATTTTACCTTTGTTAAAATGTTTAAATGATTGAGTATTCTGTCAGTCACTTTACATTAAACCGTTTCGCTGAGATTATCCTCCGCAGAGGGTCAAAGATACTTTGAATTCTTTGTTAGTCGTCACTTATAGAATTAAAAAAGCCTCCCGAAGGAGGCCAAAGAGACTATGATACGTTGCTGCGAGCTAGTTTGTTCGCAACTTGTTGGCGGTAAGCCGGATCACTTTCGTATCGGGAATCCTTCATAGCCGCAGTCACTTCAGACCACGAGCTATAACTACCACCTGCCGAGTTTGTAGCTTCTCCCTGTATAAAGGAAGGCTCTACCCCTTCAGCAGCTTGATAACGAGTCGATAAAGCCTCGACTGCCAACTGTGCCATACCAGTGTCTCCAGAGTTTACAGCACGATCATAGGAAGCAATCTCTTGTTCAGAGAAGTTATCTGCCGCCCATTCAATCATGTTGCTGTAAGCCTCTTGACCGCCTACGCTATCGTAGACAGTCGTTTGGTAGTCATTGGCGAGAGCCTCTTGCCCTGCAATCCAACTATCTACCAAAGTCGGTGAAAAGCCAGCTTCCTGTAATGCATCATAAGCATCTCTAGTCAGGCCGCCTAGCTCATTGTATTCGTTTTGAAGAACATCGAAGTCAATCCCTGCGGTTTCCACAGCGTCTTGTACGTCACTTGCTGATGTATTCTCATCGTACTCAACTTCTTCGTTCTCATCTTCTACTAAGTAATCAGGAGCATCTTCATCAGATACTTCATACTCTTCTTGGTCTTGGCTACCTAACTTGTTTTCAAGATTAGCGTAAGCCTCTGCCATTTGTTCTGCACTCTCGAACTTTTCAGGCAACCATTCAGGACGTTCAGCTTGGTTAGGGTCGTTATTCTTTTCTAACTGTTCACCCTTTTCAACCATCTCTTGAACGTACTCTGCTGATTCAGCTTCAGGTTCGTGTGTATTCATTTGTTGATCATTCATATCATAGTCTCTTTAGGTTAAGTTTTCTTTTTAGATAAGGCGGCTTTTCTTTTATTAGATGTTGTACCGTCTTTCATCTTAGTAGTGTACTTCTTACCGTTCCACATAAACGTATCAGCACCAGAATCATGAGCTTTTCTAAAAGCACTGCCGAAGCTTCCTTGAGCTTTAGCGGGCTTGCTTGCTGCTGCCGCTGCTGCTGCTGGCTTCTTCACTGGGGCTTTGTTTGGTTTCGGTTTAGGTGTGGGCTTCTTATAATCCTTACGCATTAATAAAGAACCGTCACCTTTACCTTGTACTTGCTTCTTAATAGGAACGAAGACTTTAACTTGTCGTTTGTTTCTACCTGAACCTCTAGTCTCAGTCACGTACTTACCACGTCCTTCCTTGACGGCAAGGTCGTTAGATTGCTTAGTACGTTTCTTTTGATCAGATTTATCTTTTAAGTATTTACCACCTCTAAAGATACCTTCAGCAGCTAGAGTAGCAAGACCGATTGGTGTAGCAACTCGTGCTAGTCGTGAAGCACCTAGAGCGTACTTACCAAGCTTACCTGCTTTAGCTGCCTTCTTAGCTGCGTTAGTTTTGGCTCGCTTGTCCTTAGTTCTTTGTGCCTTAGCTTTCTTAACGCCAGCTTTAGCAGCATCGGCTGTGCTGGTTGTATTGACTTTAGCTTTAGCCTTGACTTTAGCTTTAGCCTTGACTTTAGCTTTAGGTTTCTTATCAGCAGCTTTAGCTTTAGGCTGTTTTTTCTTAGCTTCGTTCTTCTCTACTGGGTCTTTACCCTTAACTACATTTTTCTTCTGTGTAGTGGGTTTCTCAGCAGTGCCTGTTTGAACCTTAACTGCTTTCTTTTGAGTAGCTGTCTTCTTACCTGCTGGTTTTTTATTAGCAGCTTTAGCTTTTGGAGATTTAGTTTTAGGCTTCTTCTCAGCAGCCTTAGCTTTAGGCTTCTTCTTCTCAGCCTTAGCTTTAGGCTTCTTCTCAGCAGCTTTCTTCTCATCAGCCTTAGCTTTAGGAGAATTGTCCTTACCTTCGTAAGCTTTAGCATCTGCTTTGTCGGCTTTAGTTGCCGCATCGAAGTTAGCTTGTGCTGCTGCTTTTGTAGACTTACCTTGTGCTGTTTTAGAGTATCTTGCTATCTCAGCCTTGCTAAGGGTTTTAACCTTACCAGCTCCAGTATTTTTTTTGTAAGTGCTGTTAGCTCTTTCTTGTTCTTTAGCCATCGTTATTCTCTTCCTGTGGTGGTTGTTGTCCCATCATTTCCATCCCACCTTTAACAGCAGGGGCTACGCCTTTCTCAGCTAACTGCATCATCTGTTGCTGTTGCATCATCTGTTGCTGCTGGGCTTGCTCTTGTTGTTTCTGTTCAGGGGATTTGATTAAGCCTTGAGTATCTATACCCAAAGACGCTCCTAGTCTGTCAATGTAATCATCGAGATTCATTTCACTCTTAATAACGTCAGCACCTAATGGCTGAAGCATTGTTAAGAAAGACTGTAGTTTGTTTAAGTCCTGTCCTCTACCTAACGCTTCTAAGCCTGTAACAATCTGAGGCTTCAAAGTATCTTTAGGGAACTTAGGCATCTTGCCTACTTTCTCTAACTTGTTAAGAAGGAGTTTTACTAGAGGGAGTTGGAACTCTTGTGATAAGACAGAGTAGAGCCCACCTAATGAAGTCTCTAACTCTTGAGCCATGAACCTAACCTCTTCAGCAGTTACACGCTCAGCCTGACGCTGAACAGAACTGTTAAGAAGGAATGCAAAAGACAAACGCTCTGTAATTTTTTGCATAGTTTCTTGGGCAACACGGAAGTCATTGAACTTGTTTGCTTGTAGTGTAGTCACATCGTTAGCATCGCCTGTGACTATAGCTCCGTTAGGGCTGTCAGCTATAGCTCTTATTTTAGTAGTACCGTTAGGTCTAACCATAAACAAAAGTTTTGCACTAGCTGCGCTGCCTTCAACAATAGCTGCGGTCAATGCTTCCAAAGACTTTAAGTCACCTATGTATTCTTCAACATAAGAGCGACCGTAATCTTCTCCGTCAATATTAATAAATCTTAGAGCTAACCAAGGAAGTTTATCTTCAGGGTAAGTACCTTCTGATTTAGGTATGTGAATACCTTTAACTTCTT